GGATGAACTTTATAACATACTACAAACAGTAGGACAAGTATTTCATTTTACTTTACCTGAACCAGAATTTGACGATCAAGGAAATATTATACCACAAGAACCTAAAAAAGTTCCAGGACCAGAAGATAAAGATGGAATACCAGGGAGTACTACCTCTATTATACCTATTACCGCAGAAGAATTAATAGGTATGGAAAAAATAGAGTCTATAGTTATTGATAAATGTTGTGTTAAACAATGTGTAACAGTAGGAAATAATTTATTATATACTAGAATATTACCAATTGAAGATTATCCTATTATACCAATAATGAATATACACCATAGAAATCCTTATCCTGAGTCTGATGTAAGATTATACAGACCATTGCAAGAGTACATTAACAAAATTCGTTCTTTAATTATTGCTCATGCAAGTACAAGTACAAATGTTAAATTATTGATTCCTCGTGGTTCAGCAGACCTCCGACAAATTGAGGAGGAGTGGAGTAAAGCGGGGACTAGCGTTATTGAGTTTGATGCTGAGCTTGGTGCACCTATCGTAGCTGGTCCCGTACCACTTCCAAATGAGTTATATAAAAATGAAGCTGATGCTAAATATGACTTAGAGTATGGATTTGGTATTTTTGAATTAATGCAAGGAAGCGGAATGAATGCTCCTTCTACCTATAGAGGAACATTAGTTGTAGACGAGTTTGGTCAAAGACGTATTAAATCCAGAAGAGATGACGTAGAAAACTTTTTAAATCAAGTAGGTAAAGTTGCTGTACCTTTAATGCAACAAATGTATACAGAAGAAAAAGTTGTGCGACTAGTACAACCTAATGGTACAGAAAAAGAAGAAAGATTTAACTTTTTTAAAGAAAGTGAAACAGGAGATGTTAAAATGTTTCACGATGTAGCTGTAGGCAGATACGATATTAAAGTAGTTGCTGGTTCTACATTACCTACAAACAGAATGGCATTATTAAATACTTATATGCAAATGTTCCAAATGGGTTTAATAGACCAAGCAGAAGTATTGAAGAAGTCAGAAATTATAGATATAGATGGTGTACTAGAGCGTTCAGGACAAATGAAACAACTAGCACAACAACTACAAATGACACAAGAAGAATTGAAGAAGGTCAAAGGCGACCTACAAACTGCTATGCGTGAAGAGCTTCATGCTAAGAAACGTTTAGAAGTAGAAAAATTTAGTGGCGATTTAGATAAGATATCTAATCGTGCTGAAGCTGCTACCGAGATGTATAAATCAAGGATAGCGGATAGTGAAAAAAATCTGATGAACTCAGTGAAGCAAGTATCTAAAGAACAAATGCAAGGAGAAGAACAAGATTCACCTTCTGCTGCAATTGAGGCACTTGAAGAAATTGAGAGTTAGAGAAAGGTAAAACATACTATGAATAATGAAGAGATAACGAATACAGATCCACTATTAGCAAATCAGGGAACTGCCCCTGCATCTGCTGAAGATGATAATATCTTTAACGAGATATTTGGTGAACAAGAAGTGAGTAAATACGTTGCACCTATTGAGCCAAAACAAGATGAAGGTAACCTATCAGAAGGAACCGTAGGCGTGAATCCTAAGGAAGATCCTAATCAATTTCAGTACTGGCAAAGCCAAGCTGATAAAAAAGATGCAGAACTACAAGAGTTAAAAGCTAGAATGGATAAAGTGGAGCAATCAGCACCACCTGTACAATCTG